ATGTTGAAGGCAATGTTGAAGGCGATGTTTTCGGTAACGTTGAAGGCAATGTTCTAGGCGTTGTTAGAGGCTTTGTAGGCGGTAGTGTTCTAGGCGATGTAGGCGGTAACGTAGGAGGCAGTGTTGAAGGTAACGTAGGAGGCAATGTTGAAGGTAACGTAGGCGGTGACGTTTATGGTAACGTTAAAGGCAATGTTAAAAACGATGTAGGCGGTAACGTAGGAGGCGATGTTAAAGGCAGTGTTGAAGGTAGTGTTCTAAAGAATGTAGGAGGCGATGTAGGCGGTAACGTAGGAGGCGGTGTTAAAGTTGGTGTTACAGGCGATGTAGGCGATGTAGGCGGTGACGTTCTGGGCGTTGTAATCGGCACGGTACGTGGAAAAATTTTAAATGAAAATCAGTAATAACTCTCGCCAATACTTGGCAATAATAACAACAACATAAAAAAGATAAAAATATGAAAACAATCACAACACCTAAAGGTAAAGCAGTATGGCCTAAAGTAACCGCACCTGATACTAAGTTCGATGCTGATGGCATATATAGCGTAAAGCTACACGTTAGCGAGGAGGATTTCCGAGCCTTTGAAGCTACAATCAAACCAAAATTAGACGCAGCTTATAAAGCAGAGTGTGAAATAGCTGGTAAAGCTAAATTACGTATGGCTGCTTCAAGTCCTCTTCGTATAACAGACGAGGGGGATTTTGAAATCTACGCAAAGCAAAAAGCCAAAGTTGAGACAAAAACCAAAGGCACTCTTGAGTTCTCGATTGGGGCTTTCGATTCCCAAGGCAATAAAATTGAAATGCCAAACGTGGGTAGCGGGTCTACTCTAAAATTAGCGGTAGAACTTCACACTTGGTACGTACCGAGTCAAGGCTTTGGATACACCCTACGTCTCAAAGCTGTACAAATTATTGACCTTTGTGAGTTTGGAGAGAGCGGCGATCAAGGTGACTTCGGTTTCGCTTGCGAAGAAGACGGTTACGTTGGGAGCGGCGAAAAACTAGACGATGCCTTTGAAGACAATAATGAAGAGGAAGACGAAAAGACACCAGAAATGCCCAAAGCGCTATTCTAACAAGTTTCGTTCTAAATTTGAAGAGGCGGTGGCTTCTGCTCTTAAACGGGCAGGAGTTGCCAACTCCTACGAGTCGATGAAACTTAAATATAACAGACCGTGTACCTATACCCCTGATTTTGTATTAGGCAACGGTATCATATTGGAGGTAAAAGGCTATTGGCCAGCTTCAGATCGAACAAAGCACCTAAGAGTACGGGAAGCTCATCCCGACCTCGATATTCGTTTCATATTTCAAAAAGCTTCAAACACACTCAACAAGAAAAGCAAGACGACCTACGGGGACTGGTGCGACAAACATGGCTTCCTATGGTGCGAGAAAGTTTTACCGCGAACATGGACTCAACAAACGAATTAGTAGCTATTGCTACCCACCAGCCTTGTTCGGACTGTGGAAGTAGTGATGCACTAACTATTAACTCAGATGGTAGTACTAAATGTTATTCTTGTGGCATTTGGACACCGAACAAACACAAAAACACACAACAATCACCAATGACTCAAAGCACAGCCAACGATTTTGCGAAAGGCTCTTTTATCGACATCGAGCCACGAGGCATAAACAAAGACACCTGCGTAAAGTATCAGTATCAAATTGGTAAACATCAAGGTAAAGATTGCCACATCGCTAACTATCATAATAACAACGGAGATGTAGTCGCTCAGAAACTACGTTTTGCTGATAAAAATTTTAGTTGTATTGGCAATCCTCGTAATTTCTTTGGGCAGTACCTATGGCCCAACGGAGGACGTAAGCTTGTTATTACTGAAGGAGAGATCGACTGCTTGACGGTCAGTCAGATCCAAGGAAACAAGTGGCCCTGCGTCTCCCTTCCTAATGGTGCTCAAAGCGCCAAAAATGTTTTTAAACAACAATTCGAATGGCTTTCTTCTTGGGAGGAAGTTGTTGTTATGTTTGACGAGGACAACGCAGGGCGTGATGCGGCTGAAAGCGTAGCTCACATCCTTCCAGCAGGTAAATGTAAGATTGCTCGTCTCAGTGGTAAAGATCCCAACGAGATGCTTTTAGCAGGGAAAGGCCAAGAGGTTGTAAAAGCTTTTTGGGACGCTAAGGTTTGGAGACCTGATGATATTATTGACGGTACTGAGCTATTCGAACGCCTCACGGTTCCAAAAGAAAACAACAGTATTCCGTATCCATATTTTGGATTGAACGATTTAACTCACGGTTTACGGAAAGGGGAGATCGTAACTTTTTGTGCAGGATCGGGGATCGGTAAATCGGCGGTGTGTAAAGAGATAGCCCTTCACATCCTCAAGACCACTGACCGTAAGCTTGGGTACATTGCGCTAGAGGAGTCTATTGAGCGTACAGGTAACGGTATTATTGGCCTAGAGATGCAAAGACCTCTACACCTAGAGGCTTTCACACCTGATGAAGCTTACAAGAAAGCGTATGAATCTACAGTAGGCTCTGGACGCTTCTATCTCTACGACCATTGGGGATCTTTGGATAGCGATAACCTTCTAGGTCACATCCGCTACATGGCAAAGGCTATGGATGTCGATTATGTGATACTAGATCACCTCTCAATCATTGTCTCAGGAATGGGAGATGGAGATGAGAGACGGATGATTGATAACACAATGACTAAGCTAAGAGCTTTAGTTGAAGAGACTAAGATCGGGGTCATTCTTGTCAGTCACCTTAAACGTCCCGAGGGTAAGGGACATGAAGAGGGAGCTGCAACATCCCTAGCACAACTCCGAGGCTCTGCTGCTATCGCTCAGCTCTCTGATATGTGTATTGGGTTGGAGCGGAACCAACAAGACAAAGAGAATAAGAATCGTACAACGCTACGGGTATTAAAGAACCGTTTTAGCGGAGAGACAGGGGTGGCGTGTAACCTGCTGTACGATAAAGAAACAGGTCGCATAACAGAGGACTCAAACCCTCTGTTTGAGGAAGCTGAGGCATCCTAAGAATTTATGAGTAAATGGATACAAGATGCATCTTGGAAACGAGGACAAAAGGTAGAAGAAATGTTTAAAGACATTCTCAAACAAAAGACTGATACTGTCCGACCTTCTAACGTAACAGAGCAGTTTCAGCACGTAGACTACTTCTCAGAGATGGGAAGCATCGACGTAAAAGCCCGAAAGCGAATAAACCGAACAGACGATGAAGTTCGAGATGATCTTGTATGGCTGGAATTTAAAAACGTACAAGGAAAGAGAGGTTGGCTTTATGGTAACGCAGATTGGATAGCCTTTGAAAGGCTAAAAGATTTTGTGCTTGTCAAACGCATAGAACTTGTTGAGCTGGCGGAACGACTTTGCCAAACAGAAGTCCGAGTTCTCAAAGGCCACAACGCTCTCTATCGAGGGTATCAACGAAAAGGACGTAAAGACCTTCTTAGTATTATCAAGATGACAGATATTTTAACACACCTACCACACCAAATATGGAACAAATGAATATACCAACAAAAATAGCCATCAAACACCCCAATAAGCCTAACTGGAACCCTGTTTTTAATTCTACTCATGTATGGGTAGATGATGAAGCCGCAGGATCTTTTTTAGTTATTACGTCTATAAGCGAACACGACATCGCTAACGTAAAACTTGATTGGAGCGAATGGGACGAAATTGTAAAAACTGTTTCTAAATATCGTGACGTTTGGGAATGGAATTAACCAACACATTGAAACCATAACAAACAACAGAATATATTTAAAACACCGCACCTATGATAAAACACTACGCATTCTTCGACATTGAAACCAACGGCATTGAGGACTGGTCAACTCTAAGTGACCTAGAGACCCTTCACTGTCTTGTTGTTATTGATAAAGACGGAACAGGACGCTACCGAGCTGACAACGTAAAGGAAGGTCTCAATCGACTATCACAAGCTGACTACATCGTAGGTCACAACAGCATTGGATTTGATGCAGTTGCGCTATGGAAACTCTATGGCTACAGGCATGAAGGTCTATTGGATTCAGCGGTAATCGCTAGATTGATGTATCCTGACGTACGCACAGACGATTTTAAGCGAGAGAACTTCCCAAAGAAACTTATTGGCTCCCACAGCCTCAAAGCTTGGGGAATGCGTCTAGGGAACCATAAAGACGCTCACGGAGAGAGCGAGGATTGGTCTGAGTGGTCTCAAGAGATGGAAGACTACTGCGTGCAAGACGTAGAAGTAACAAGGACTCTATTTAATTATTTTCAAAAGAACGGTCTCGATAAGCTACAACAATCAATTGCTTTAGAACACGCTTTTGCAAAAGCTATTCGCATCCAAGAGATGAACGGATTCCCGTTTGACGTTAAAGCGGCTGAAAAGCTTACAGCCACTCTTATGACTCGTAGGGCCGCTTTAGATACTGAGATGGCCGACGTATTTCCCCCGTATGAAGAAACAACGAAAAGCTGTTGGTGGGTAGCTCCTGATGGCACTAAATCCCGAACCAAGAAAGCTCTGGTAGAACAAGGATACAAAGCTAAGGACATTAGCAAAGGTGATCCTGTTGTAAAACTCATACCGTTTAACCCTAATAGCCGCGACCAAATAGCGGAACGATTGATGGCAAATGGCTGGAAACCATCAGCATACGAAGGCAAAAGACCAGCAATCAACGAGGGGGTACTTAAGGAGATCGGAACACCCCAAGCCGAAAAACTTCTTGAGTACCTCCTCGTTACTAAACGACTAGGACAGGTAGCAGAAGGTAAACAAGCTTGGCTTAAACTAGAGCGTAACGGACGTATTCACGGCTCTGTAAATACCAACGGGGCTATCTCAGGTAGATGCACGCACAGTAACCCAAACATAGCTCAAGTACCAGCAGCTAGAGCACCCTACGGTAAAGAGTGTAGGTCTTGTTTTACAGCTCCAAAAGGTAAAGTACTTGTTGGGGCTGATGCCTCTGGTTTAGAGCTTCGTTGTCTTGCTCACTATTTAGCCTTGTTTGGTGATAAGGAGTATGCTAAGACGATCCTAGAAGGGGACATTCACACAGCTAACCAACAAGCTGCTGGTCTTCCTACCCGAGATGATGCCAAGACATTTATCTACGCTTTCCTGTATGGAGCGGGAGACGCTAAGATTGGTTCTATTGTGGGAGGAGATCACAAGGATGGTAAGCGTCTTAAAGCTGCATTCATGCGTAAGACTCCTTCGATCAAGAAACTTTATGATGCTGTAGCTCACGCATTGGAAACAAAAGGTAAACTTATAGGTATTGATGGACGCCCTTTGCCTTGTCGTAGTCAACACTCAGCAGTCAATCTTCTACTACAGTCAGCAGGAGCGGTAGTGATGAAGCAAGCTCTGGTTGAGTTTACCAAGATGGCTAAGTTCCCGTACGAGATGCATGGTAACATCCACGACGAAGTGCAGTTCTCGTGCCTTGCGGAACACGCTGACGAACTTGGACGTACCTTTTGTAACGCTCTAGGGAAAGCTGGACAGATTCTTAAATTTAACTGCCCACTAGACGGAGAATATTCTGTAGGAGCAACTTGGAAAGACACTCACTAAAAAGCACACATACTATGACTTCTCTACTTCTTGCATTAATACTTCTCCATACGTTAGGTTATTTTACTTTTTGGCCTATTTTAATTCTCGTTTCCTTATGGACTTTAAACTGGATCTTCCAAGCTTACTGTTTGTATTTAAAGTATAAATAACCACACCTACTAATATGAAAGACACAACACTAATACACGGAGATTACGTGCTTGCCACGAAGTATAGAGATGGAATGTCAGAAGATGCTTGGGGCGTAGGCTTCTATGACAAGGAAGAAAATGGAAGACACTACGTAAACGATGCAAGCGGTCTATCCATAAGGTCTAGTGGATTCAAGAGATGTGAAAAGATCCAGCCCAGAACAGGCGCATACATATTTCAGAATCAAGATCAAATGTATTCCGTCAAGTTGTGGGAATTAGTGAAAGAACTGGAAAGAAAATAATAACTAATACATATATGAAAGACACAACAGACAAAATGTTACTCATTGACGGAGATATGCTTGTATATAAAGCAGCTTGCGCTGCTGAGGAAGAGATACGTTGGGATGACGATACTTGGACTCTTCAAACTAATATGTCTGATGTTAAAGAGATATTTGAAATCCAAATAGAAACTATTTCTAAAGCTCTTAAAAGTTCTGTATTAAAGATATTCTTTTCTCCATCGCATACATTTAGACATGATATGTGTCCTTCATATAAAGGTAATCGTCAACATGTAAGAAAACCTTTAGGGTTGAAGGAGATAAAAGAGTGGGTGAGTAATAATTACGACTCTAAGACATATCCTAACATTGAGGCTGATGACGCTATAGGAATTTGGGTGACTGAAAACCCTGATGATCGTATAGCTGTTTCAGGAGATAAAGATTTTAACACGCTTCCTTGTACGTGGTACAACCACCTAAAAGACGAGCTAAAAACCACAAGCATCGAAGAGGCTGATCGTTTTCATTTAGTGCAATCTTTAACTGGTGATACTACCGATGGGTTTAGCGGTCTAAAAGGTGTTGGACCTGCTACAGCAGATAAGATCCTTAAAAAAGGAGGAGCCATTTGGAAGACAGTTGTAGAAGCTTATGAGTCTAAAGGCTTTGGTGAATATGAAGCGTTGTTGACTGCCCGTCTTGCTCGTATCCTTCGGACAGGAGAATATAATTTCTTTAACAATGAAGTAAAACTTTGGAACCCATAACATGAAAAAAGAGGAAATATTAGACACCCTAGTAGGACTAGAAGCTGCTTACGCTGCTTTAGCTGATGAAGGCTTTCCTATAGAGGATACAATAGAGTTATCAACTTTAATTGAGGAAACTAAAAAAGAATTAGAAGAAACAACACAATGACATCTCTAGATCAACTCGTACACGACATCGAAAAAGCTAACATGAAAAACACATCAACTCTACCTGACTCTGGTAAACGTTCTGAGTTTAACACAGGGGCCGTCCGAGACGCTTCCGAAGGCAAAGGACACCCTTCCCTAATTCCTATTGACGC